AGCGCATACGCCATCGGTACGCCCCTAGCGGGCTAAATTCCCTTAAATCAGCGTAAATGAAAGTTTCCCCGCCATCATCAGAATAATAAAGCTCAATGTGAGGCTTGAAAAGAGCGCAATAATGATTGTCATCAAAACTGGGTGTGTTACTGCCCTCAGCAATAATAAATTTATCATCCTCTGAAAGCATATATATAGGCGCGTCAGTCGTAGAGCGCTCATCAACAATAAAAACGGTATTAAGAAAGGGAGCACAGCTCTGATAAAACGTCTTATTACCAAATACAAAGTCAATTTCAACGTACTCATCCATGAACTCCGAATAATCAGGCAAATAAATTTGTTTGGTCACAAGCTCATAACGCATAGGAAACTTTAAAAAGGCATCTGCAGCTTGCTCATCAGGTTGAAGAGGATTTCTGGTTTCATTGTGGTAAATATTTCCTGCCATCTGATAAATAGCCGGATCGTCTTGTACGATTACTAAATGTGAATTATTAAAGTAAACGTGCTTTTGAATGCGATTGCGCTCACCATTTAATTCAATGCAACGACCCCATTTCGATGTTTCAAAGTTATATTCAATAGAGTTAGCATTATCAATAATATCCAAATCACGAAAGCCAACAAAAGTTCCGGCGCCAGCTCTATAAAAAATCGTGTTTTCATATTGATATAAGAATCCATCTACTTCAGTTATTAAGAATGGGCTTAAGTCATCAGGATGGATTGAGTTCTCAAGCAATACGTTTATCGCTTGAGATGAAATATCTTGTGGCGCTTGTCCATTACTCATCATAAAAGAAACAAGGCCATTACTGTTTTTAGCAAGCCAAACCATCATCCCAAAGTCAACGCTTAAACTATTTGGATCAGCTATTCCAAAGTCAAAGTTATAGGAGGAGCTAATTTTCCATGGAAATTCACGCGTCACACCACCGACTGTAATTTGGGTAATGATATTTGCCCAAACATCGGTGGAAAAGTCACACATAATGTATAATTGATTGTGTAATACAGCAAATTGACCAATAACCCCGGATGCTCTTGCAAAGAGTGCCGCGCCGTTTATAGTAAAGCAAGTCGCAGCGCCTCCTGACACATTAATTGTGCTTAAGGTAAAGTCAGGAGTGTTGGCTGTGCTAACCACAAATCGGTTTCCGAATGCCGCCACATATAGAGGGTTAGTTGGCCTGTTGGCATCGGAAACCACCTCGGCGGTGACCGTAGAACCGTTCTCTGTAATCAGAAAAATATTAGTTCCATCGGTCATCATATTGTAAACCGTTGTACCCACGGCAAGCGTTGCAAACCAAATGGGTGTACCTAACGCGACATTAATCGGCAAAGTTTTTCGGTTATAAAATCTGTCAAATTGATAAACGGTTGTTCCGTCAACCACATACAAATAGTTAATGGATTTAAATTCAACGCGGGGTTGCGCATTAAATACCAAGCGATTCTCATTTAAGAATCGGACGTGCTGGCGACCCATCGTAGGATAAAGCGCTTGTTGTTTTTTTCCTGATTCACACTGTATTCCGTACCAATTTGCCGCATCCATAGAGCCAAACTGGGTAAACCGTTGTCGGTCGTAATAACAAAAAATTGCAAGCTCTTCGATTGGCATCCTGCCATCCTTTATTAACTATTTAAATAATCCATTTAAATCCATGCGCCATAAGACTTAATAGTCCCAAGAAACCCGTTCCCATAATCCCTAAAATCCATTTTAAATTAGATTCAATTTTATCTAAATGCTTTTCAATTCGATCAAATGAACGATGAAACTCTTCATTCGTATTTTTTAATAAAGCAATATCCATTTGTTCTTTTGTAAATAATTCTTGTTCTTTAACCATTTTTAAAGCTCCAAATAAAGATAATATTATAACATAATTATCAATAATTGGTCATATGCCGGCCCGTACACGCCACGCTCCATTGAGCAAACTTTGCTCATCACCAGCAATAGAAAGGTTGACCTCCGATGCCGCTTCCATATTGTCTTTAAGCTCTCGATATTCCGCTTCTAAATCGGGCGTCCATGCCGAACCACGTCCTTTAAACTTAGACACATATTTAGCTACAGCGTATAAAAAGAAAAGTTCGAAATATTGGGGTAATCCATCAACCGTATCGTTGGATGTCAAAATAGTTTTTTGAAACTTACCTCTGGAAAAGAATGTAAAAAACTGGCTAGGCGCAGGATAGAGTTGCGCCCTAACCACATCTGTATCGGGAAAAGTAATAATAAAACGCGGCAAGCCCTGTAGAGGTTCGTATTTCCATGATGCTAAGAATTCATCCCTACTTTTGCAAATAAGAGGGTAGGTAACACCGCTTAATTCAAGCCATGAATTATCTAGATTCGCAAGCCTACCCTCTTTGATATATACAACACTTGGGTGAGGTACTTCTTGAGAAAATGTGAGCACTGATGCGCCATTAATGGTGGCGTTTGCAGATAGAGTAATTGTGTTTGTTAAAATCGATAAAATTGTGGTTAATAGGGGTATGCTTCCACCAGACACACCATCGCCTATCTGATAAATAGAGCCATCAGCCACTGTTATGATTGGCGATGCAGCGGCAAGTGTTACGGTTTCTGTTTGGGTAGTAACGGGACCTATGTAATCAAGATCTGTAAACCACACCTCTTTAACCGGCAAATTAATATCCACCGAAACAGTTTTGGCAATCGTTAACATCAGTCCTGAGCTTGCGTAAGATTGCAAGATTTGGTTCATAACCCGAATAGCTAGCTTCTCATCATCTCCATGCAATGGAATTGTAGGATTTGACGCTGTAATTAATCGGTACATTTGAAATACAAATTCTCGCACTATAAGCGCCATTATTATTTCTCTTTTGGTAGGAAATTATCATCCTTTACATCTTGGGCTGATTCTTCAATTGACTCTTCTTTTGGTTCTAATGCCATGACTGGCACAGGCTTTCTAACACGCTTAGGCTTTTCAACGGGAATACGAGTGACAGCATCCTCTTTTGTTGCAAACCATAAGCCGCTTTCCATATGTTTCTCAAACTCATCCCATGAATTAACAAGCTTTTGGGAACCATCTGTGGCATAAATAAAGGTTCTAAAATGTTCTTTTGAGACAATTCGCCCTAAATAAATTGCGGGTACTCCATCCATATTTTCATCCTTGTCAAACATAAAATTCACACCTACCTAAAATAAGTGGGTGTGAATTTTGTTAAAATTACGAGCAAATCCTTACGGCAAACTCTGGATTGATTGCCACACCACATATAACGTCAATACGGTCTAACTGTTCGTAGTTACGAATATCAGCACCCAATGAGTAAGTCATTGCTAACTTATAGAGGTCTGAATATCTGGTCACAGCTTCTACGCCACCGCGCAATTCCTTGATAGGAGGTGCTGCGAATACAACGGCTTGAGTGTGGTAGGCCAAGGACACGTTATGGCTGGCACGTAGTAACATTTGAGCGCCGTTTGGAATGGCCGAGCTAATGTTTTGACGAGCGCCATCAATAACGATGGTTGGATTTACAGTGACTGTTGCAGTAGAGCCGTTGGCAGAGATAACTTGGGCTGTAACTACAAATTGCGCGCGTTGCTCTAATGCTTGATAAGTTAGAGGATTAACCATAAACACACCAGCTGCATCATCAACTTCTATGATGTCACCTTCATTGAACACTACAGTTCCTGGCGCCTGACCTAGACCTGTTAGGGCAATTGTATTACCCCCAATGATTGGACCGTTAGTTACCGTACCTGCTAATAAGAAACCTGCAGGAGGTGAACCTCCTAATTGTCCAGCACCAGCAACTTGACGTGCCAAGAAGTTCGTTTTAAAGAAGTCAAAACCTGATAAGTGACCAACGAAACCATCAATCAATGCGCCTGTATTCACAGTGTCGTTAAACACGTTAAACAAGTCATTGGAAAGGTTAGCGGCAATTCGTGGGCCAACACCTGCATAGCGTTTACCATCTTCAGGTATTGCTAGTTCAGTCATGTAGGCATCAGCACTTAAAATTGTGTTGAAATCTACGGGAAATCCTGGGGTACCTACGGCTTGATAAGTTTGAATTTGGAATTCATTAGCAATGAATTTTTCAACCAAGTTAGCTAGACGTTTAGCACGTGGCGCATTAGCCATTTCCAAATAAGGTTCATCTCGCGCACGGTCGAATGTCAGGTTAAATCCTGTGTATTCAATCATGGTACGGAATTGCTTGGTAATGGATAAAGGACGGATGATTTGAACGCGTGCTTCAGCAGTAGCAGTTGCGCCTTCGCCAGCAAGGTAACGTTCTTCTAAACGGTAGTCAATGGTTTGACCAGTAGCAAAGCGTAGGTTTTTAAAATCAGCTTCTAAGTTGCGGTTAGCTGTACGTGCAAAGCTCAAGCTGTTCCAAAACCTAACAAACACGTCGTCGAGGACGTATTGAGTTTCTCTAAATACATTAGCCATTATGTTCACTCCATGAACAAAGATAAAAGGAAATAATTGATTAAAATTCCACTCTTTGTCTTTGCGGAGAGACATATACGCGCATGTATTTTTCGCAAGTGACGGGGCTTGCTCCTTTACTCGTCAATTTTAGGATAGATAGGGTTTATCATCTTGTCAATTATGCGTATAATATGAGCATAATTAATAGTTATTGATGTTTGATGTAATGATGTTAAAAGATATTTGTATTGTTAAAGGATGTGCTCGAATAAGGGATAAATAATAACCCGGTAATTAAAGTTCCCGCTTTACTAAAGCGGTGGGTTTGGTATAATCACCGGATTAAAAGCACTCCAATATCGACTAAAACAATCTAACCCGCAAAGTTTAAAATTGTTTTAGTAGAGTCGTGCTGCTAAACGATGTGAATCGCTCGCAACCTGTCTAATATACACCTGATTTATCTCCGTCCCCCTCCAGCTCTACCCTTAACACGAGCTAGTTTTTTCTGGTCTGCCTTGGCAATTAATTCTTCAATTGTTGGATCGCCTTTCTTTTTAGGATTAGGAATAGAGGCGTCTTCATTGGTACGACTTAAAGGACGTGGCGCCTTAGTAGTTGGTTTATTACGCCTCATACGTTCCTCAAGTTTTCCCATCTCAGTCATTTGCGCATAAGGGTCACGAATCTTTGATATACGCTCAAGCTCTTGAGGATTTCGTTTAGCTGCCGCATATAAAAAGGCCGCTGGGTCTGCCATACCTCGAGTTGCTAATGTCATAGGGTTTGATATTTGAAAAGGCAACGAATCAATCACATCCACAAAGTCATTAAATCGACCCATACCATCCCGAAACTTCGATTCAAACTCTCTTTGTGTATGAGCATCTTGCTGTCGAACTTCGGATTCTTGTTTCTCACGGGTCATTGAATTAACTGTCTGCTTCACAAAGCTTGCAAGTTGTTGCTGCCAATCTCCATTAGCCTCTGGGTCGTATTCAAAATCTTTGGCAGCTTGCTGAACCTGTTGGCTTGCCCCATGTTGGGCTAGCTGCGAACGCAATGATTCAATTTCAGCTTCATATTTACGAGCTTGTTTCTTTAAGCGCTCTCGAATTTCCTTGTTCTCAGGCTCTTTTTCATTGCCGTAGTCGTCATATTCATGCGTGGGCTTTGGTTCAGGCTCATCGGAGTCATCAGATTCATGAGGCTCATCATCAGAATCAGACGGTTCTTGCGGTTCATCTTCGCCATAATCGGGCGTATCAGGTTCTAGTTCTTTAACTTCTTCAGGCCCTTCTTGGTGTTGATTTTCTGGTGTTTCAGGATGTTGAGGCGTTTTGGCGCCCATCAACATATCGTCAATGTTACTTGTTGGCATAGTTCCCTCTCTATTTTAATTAAATCTTGTGCGTCAAAATCTTCACTAAGTTATCGGCATGTGCTATTGCCGAATCGCTTTCAGTCCTTTGTGTTTCTGCCATGTATCGCATTTTGCTTTCTTCAATCTCGCCCATTACTTGTATTTTCTCCGCCTGTAATTTCTCATGCTCGATTTCCAAATCGATTTGCATTTGCTGGGCTTTGAGCTGTAGTTCTTTCTCCTTAATCTCAATTTGTTTTTGTTTAAATTGTGCTTCCATCTGCATTTGCGCCTGTTGCATTTGCATGGCTTGCTCTTCAGGTGAGGGGCCGGATTGCTCGGGCATCTTGCCCGTTTTTCCGGCTTCAATAATTTGAGGAGGCACACGTGTTTTAAGTCTGTTTTTAATTTCTATAGTATTGTATAAAGGCAAATTATCTGCATATAAGTCAGCAACCAAGTTAAAGGCAGTGGGGTCTGCTTGCAACACTTCACGCAACGACTGAAGCGCTAATTCTTTTTGTCCTTCATAGCTTGGCCCTGGTTTAAGCCGTACTTCATAGGTTCCTTTGCGAATGTCATTTTCTACGCGCTCACCGTATTCGTCTTTTTGCTCATTGACCGTAATGTTTTTCATTCCCTCATCAGGTGTCATTAAGGCCATAACGCGCTCGGTGTCATACACGCGCGGTATCATTTCATTAACGATTGCACCGCCTGTTGCTATGGCTCTATTTATGCTGTTAAAGAAAACGTAGGTGGTATAACTTCCTTGTCGTGTTCTTGCATCAATTGCTTTTCCACTGGCTTCGTCTCCATTGTTACCCATCCGTGCGGGATATAACCCGGTTGACGTGTACAAATCCTCAATTGCCAGTTGATATTGTTGGAACAAGCTAGCGGATAATTCAGGTGGTCTAACTTGTTCAGGCTTTGCCCCACTCGGTGATTCGTCATAAGTGAGCATCCCTTGAATGTTATTGGGGTCACGCCAATTGCGTTGCGTGTCTAAGCTTGATACGTTTTTCTTACTGCCAATCCATTGGTCATAGCGACTGACTTTAAGAATGTAGGCTGATTGGGTTCTCAAATAGTTAATATAACGCTGGGTGTCCTTGGCATCTCCAAAGAATGAGCGACAAATTTGTTTTCCTGTTTTATCGTAATATGAATTGTTGTCTACAAATACAAGAGGTAATTGTTCGCTTGGGAATTCTGTTTTATCAAGCACATAATCACCAGCAATTTTATAATGCATTATTTTGTGTTTCTTGCTGGGGCGCTTGTCTTCAATACGAACTATTTCCCCATCTTCCCATAGGGTCATTAAATAAGGGTCGTTGTCGTCGCCTAAATCCATTTCAGGCTCAGGACTTTCCCCTGTGACGTCAACGCCGTTGTCTTGCGGCAATATATCCTCATTCCCGCTCATCCCAAAGCCATTGCTGCCTTGCGCTGGCATTGGTAAGGCACCTTCCATGCTGGGCATTCCTTGTGATTGCTCCATGCCAACATTGCCCGGCGTACCCTGCATTTGGCCAATCCCTTGTCCCATGATGGTTTGTTCCAGTTCCATCATGCGGTTGCGCTCATTGATTTCTCGTGACTTTTCAATGAGCGCATCCATTTCTTCTTGATTAAGCACGTTACCATTAGACAACTTATATAACATGTCTTTCTCATATTTTCGAACATAGTGGTCGATAATCGTTATCGCTTCACTGTCCGACCAGCTAAACGGGTCATCGCCTTCATCCGGTTGTACGGCTAAAGCAACTTCTTCTTCGCTGGCGGCAATATCCGTTTTGCCGATTTTCTCTTCGGTATCCTTCCCGTAGACTTCACGAAACTTTACGCGTGTCATCCTAGACACATAGCCACATAAAGTTCCATCCGTTTTGTTAACGCTCTCAGCTCCTATATCCCAATAGCAGCGCGTTGCGTCTTTAAAGTGGTAATAAACAATATCAAGGTCAAATGATTTGGCGTGCGAGTAATCAGTGCCAACACAAAACGCACCAAAGCCACCAATAGCCGCCTGACCCGCAGCGACTTGATAAACGGTTGCTGTGTTATTAGAGAACATGATGTCTTTGGTAATAAGTTCTCGAATGTGCGCGACCTCATCGTCGCAGTTAGTCATGGGAACAACTTGTAATTGAGGCGTGTTTTGTTGTTGTTCACCCAGCAAGGAATTAGACATGGTGGCTAGTTTATTGGAGACTAAAGGCACTTTTCGAAAGGTCTTTACCATGTCATCTTCTTCGTCTGCCGTCCATTGCTGGCCTAGAACGAATGTATGCATGATGTGGTATTCATCTATATTTTGTTTAAAATAACCTCGCCATTTTTCACAGGCAATGCGTGCCTGACGAGCGACCTTCTCATTGAATTTGGCCATTGCAATCCCTTGTATTTTTTTGTTAAGTAATCCGTACTTACAAATTAGATCAACATACCAGCCGTTCGGTCTGGTAGGCGGTTTACTTCATAGCCGCCATCAGAAATATATTCTCCACCATAAAACGTTAACATTAAGGCATCAGATGTATCCGGCGACAAAAGACCTCGCTTCTTGGCATCATCTTTACTTTCAATCTGTAATCTATCGCTTGAGTCATACTTATACCCAAGCCCGGTTAAATCAGTTTGTAGCTCATCACTGTTCGGAAGCTCAACTGGCATTTCTTGCACAAGCCACTCACGCATCATATCCCAAAGCTCAGCCCTGAGATTTTTATATTTATCAGGCTCACTGGCTTTGCGCGCCACATTAACACCCTCAACAATGTCATAACCCAACTCATGCAATCTATCGACAACGCCAGCTCCAATACCAATAGAGTCAATACATATATGCTTTGGATGTTCTTTTTCAATGATACGCCTAATAATACCCACAAGCTCCATCGTATCAATATTGTAATGCGTCTCAAGACCATAGGCACGGCGTCCACGACGACGAATAATAGCGGTTCGGTCATCCCCCTTACGTGCAGGGTCTAGCCCTATCACAAGATTAGATTGACTGTCAACCTTAGTATTACGCGCTTTTTGTACATGTTCAACCTGAATAAATGTATCAGTGATTGAAGATAAAAAAGCTTCATCATCAGTAAAAGGGTATTCCTGTCTAAACTTTCTACACTTCTGGTCATAATCCCCTTTAAAATCCTGCAATTTAATGCGACGCCAATTCAAATGGCCCGCTTTAAGTCCATTAGCGCTAAAATTTTCAAGCCATTCACGCTCGTCATCATGAGGAATAAAGCTTGCGTCTTCAATGCAATATTCATCTTGCCAATACCAAGGTACAAATATGGCTTGATAGCGGCTCTTTCCATTCTTGGCTTCCTGCCAATCCATATAGAAATCATTGTCTATGCCGTTAGCGGTTGATTCCTTAATAACCTCGGTATCATCCATTTCAGCAACCGTTTGAAGCAATCCCAAGCTGATTCTGGCCGCATCTTTATAAAATGCATACTCTGACAAGTGTAAGTATTGATTCGTCATTGAGCGCCCTATTTCAGCACTTCCGGCCGTACCCACTCGATAACCCGATCCAAGTCGGTCATACATTAACGTGTTGTCATTCTTTTTGTCGGGTTGCGCAAACAATCCTTGGTCTAAATTCTCACTGTAACGCTTAGTCATTTCAAAGATTGCGCGTGTCGCATCTGAAAGGTGCGTAAGAATAAATGCTTTCTTGCCTTTACGAGTAACAATCTTATGGAAATATCGTGCTTGAACATAGGTTGAAACGCCTTGCTGGCGTCCTTTTAAGATAAGAGCACGTATTTTCCCAGTGGCTTGATACTGTGCTTGTAAGCGCTCATGAATGTAAAGCTGGGCTCGATTGAATACAAAGTTACGTTGTGCCCCTGATTTGTCGTGAATAACTAAAAAGTTTTTGGCGAACAAGGGCAAAGATTTCAACACCAACACAAGATTTTCTTCAGACATGAAGCCTAAGTCCTTTAATCAATAATCAATCTGTCCAACAATTTCTCAACCAAACTCGTGTTTTCCGCCTTAACATCTTTGTCTTCTTTGTAATCTTCACGAAATCTATTCTTCATGGTGAATATCCAAGGAGCAGAGCCAAACTTATCATAGTTTCCCTTGACTCCATCAACCCCTAATTGTTCCCAGAAACGCTGCGCTTTTTGAAGTCCTCGTTCTATTGCCTCTTTAAATTCAGCGTGCGTATCTCGCCACTCATAAAGCGTGGTTCGTGTAATATCAAGCTCAGCACAAATAGCCGCTAGGCTCTCTCCGTTAGAGAGAACCTCTTCGGCTTTATTACAACAGTGCTCAGGCTTATATTTAGCGGCTCTTGTCATACAAAATCCCTTTATAGTGTAAGGATAAGACTTATGGGCCTGCTTGTTCGTTACGCTTTTCACCACGCATTTCGCCACCAGCTTCACCGGGTTCGCAATACTTAGGTTGCATCTTGTTTTGTTGCTCGACACGTCGGCCATATTCGCTTGGAACGCCGTTATAG